AAATAATTTCGCAATAATTGAATCAAAACGAATGAATATGCTTATATTTGCATTGTTTTTCATAGGTGTTTGGTTTTAGCATAGTAGGTTAGAGGTTTCCTACTATGCTTTTTTTATAAAGGTTGATATGGCAGTTAAACGTAGAAGTTATAGCGTAATAAATACAAAGTTTATTCCTTTTATGAGCGATCAGCATCGCTATGCGGTCTTATATGGAGGTGCAGGTAGTTCAAAATCGGTTAGTGCAAGTCAAAAGGTAATAAAACGCTGTATCACAGAGAATACACCTGAATTTCACCATATTTTTACTGTTGTAAGGAAATATAAGACAACCATACGAGGTACAGTCTTTGAACAGATAAAAAGTGAGTTACAAAGGATGGGTATTGCTGAAATTGTAACTATCAATGAATCTTATGGAATATTTAAGTTTTGGAATGGTGCTGAAATACGTTGTATCGGACTTGATGACAAAGAGAAGATAAAATCCTTAGTATCAACAGGTTGCTGGATCGAAGAGGCCAGTGAACTTGACGAAGGAGATTTTTCACAGCTTGATTTACGTTTTCGTGGTGAAGCCCCTTTTTACAAACAGTTAATTTTAACCTTTAATCCTGTTTCAGAAGAATCGTGGCTTAAAAGAAGGTTTTTCGATACACCGCAAAACGGATTTACCTATATTCTTCACTCTACCTACCTTGATAACCATTTCATTGATGAGCAATACAAGAAATTACTTGAAGAACAGTATAAATTTGATGAAAACCTTTACCGAATATATGTAAAAGGTGAATGGGGCAGGGTAAAAACAGGATCAGAGTTCTTTTATAACTTTAGATTTCAAAAACACGTTCACGAATGCAAATATGTAAGCGGATTACCCTTGCATATTAGCTTTGACTGGAATGTGAACCCATATATTAGTGCTGTTGTATGCCAAATAGTGAAAAGAGAAGTCCCAAATGAAACAGGCGGTAAAAAAGCGTTCTATTTTGTGAATGTGCTTGATGAATTTGCCCTTGTAAACCCTTTTAACAACACAGAAAGGCTTTGTGATGATATTTTGCTACGTTATGACCATGAATTAAGGTCAGGAGTGTATATTTATGGTGATGTGTCCGGTAAAACAAAGAGTACAAGGTCAAGTATTAACGACTTTGACATTGTGGAACACATTTTAGGCAAGTATATGAATAACTATTCGATGCGAATACCTAAAGTTAATCCAATGATACAGCGAAGAAGGGTTTTCATTGCAAAAACAATGTACGGTGGCTTCAATATTGAATTGGCTGTGCATCCTAAGTGCAAAAAGCTGATTGGTGACTTTGAGAATACTATTGAGAGCCAGGAAGGAGGTATTCACAAGCAAACAGCAAGGGATTCTATTAGCGGTGTTGTTTACGAGAAGTATTCTCACCATTCAGATGCTTTCAGCTACTTTCTATGCGAAGCTTTTTCAAGCCACTTTGAATCAATGTCAGGTTAATTTGCTTTATGACCCCAAAACAGGGATATAGTAAAAAAAGAAGTACAAGAAAGAAGAATGCTTATGCTTTATTCTTACGTTCTATCTATTGGAGAGATACAAGAAAGAAAGTATTAAAGAGAGATAACTATACCTGTACTAAATGTGGTTGCAAAAAGAATTTACAGGTACACCATTTGTCTTACGAACATCACGGCAACGAACACCTGTTTTTAGAAGATTTGACAACTTTATGTAAGAAATGCCACGAATTTGAGCATAAGATAAAAGAATTATTAAAAATGTCAAGGAAATTAAAGTAAACGAACATTTATTTTCAAAAAAACGCACCAAAAAGTTACTTTTAGCTTAATTTTGCGTAGAATTATTCAAAAACAAGATGGCTGTTAAAAAATCAGTACGAGTAACAACCGGCAGAGGCGGCAGGCCGACAGGCGAAGGCGTTAGACATACAACAAGTCATATACACAGAGAAGGGGAAATACAGGTTGTAACACCTGACGAAGCCATTGCAAGGGATGAAGAAATAGAATTTGATATTAGAGAAACAATCCGCACTGCCCTTGTTGAAAACCAAAATCATTTATCAACTGCATTAGCCAATGTAGCTAAATTAGACCCTAAAGCATTTCTTACAGCTTACAAGGACTATGCGGAGTTCATATTGCCTAAGTTACAGCGTACAGACAGCAAGTTAGATTCATCTAATCCTATTGAGATTAATTATGAATCAGTTGATGACCATGTGAAACGCAAAGAAGAAGAAGAACTTAAGAATCCTAAAATAAACCCTGACAATGACTTCCCAACAAACGACTGATGACCTGTATAAACGGTTAGGAGAGATAATAAGGCGTGATGAAAGGCACACAGACTATAAACGTGTTAACGACTTGCATAAGCTGTATAAACAGCTTGTAACAGGCGAAGAAATGGCAGAACTGCTACACCAGTTCACTCCAAGAGAATCACCGGAAATGTTTGTGCAACGTGTAAACATCACACAGCATATCACAAAGACTGTTTCACAGAACGTAATGGATATTTTCTATAAAGTACCACGTTCTAACAGTGTACAGCGTTGTGTTGCCTATGAAGATAACAATGTTCCAAAGACAAAGGAGTTAAACAGCAAACTCAATGAGTTTTGGGGTGATAGTTCTCTTGATGACTACATGAACACACGTTGGTTTGAGTTGAATTTCATTGACCCTAATGCTTTCATTGTTACAGAATGGCAACAAGTAGATACCACTAAGTCACGCTATATGCCTTATCCTTTTGAGGTTGACAGCAAAATGGCTATTCAATACGAATACTTTAACAATGACATGATGTACCTTGTATCAGAACAGGAAAGCAAAATTCTTGTTTGGGATAAGAAACAGAAGAAAGACATTGAAGTAAAGATTGAAACCTACACTATTTACGGAATGAACGAAACTGTTAAGTTCACAGAACTTGGCAAAGAAGAATCCGCAAAGGTGTATATGGAAAACAGGGCAACAATCAGTGCTTTGTGGATAAAAGGGGAGTTCTTTTTTACTGTTGGCGATAACTTGTATTTCTTTGCAGAGAACAACAAAGAAGAAGTTTACCTGGTTGAAACGTTCACACACAATTTAGGTTATGTTCCTGCAAAGAGAGTAGGGTTTAAAAGGGATTTGTACACCAATGGAAGAACCTATGTTTCTCCTTTGGATAAGGCAACACCGATATTAATGAAAATGGTTAAAGCCAATTCAGAGTTAGATTTGACAATGGCTTTACACGCTTTCCCACAAAAGATACAGTACAGTTCACGATGCAAAGCACACGATTGCAGGGATGGTATGAGTACAGACGGAAGCGTATGTCAAAGGTGCAACGGGTCGGGGTATGAGATCATAACGTCAGCGCAGGATGCTATTACGTTGGCAATGCCAAAGAGTAAGGAAGATATGGCAGACTTGAGTAACATTATCCGCTATGAGTACCCACCTGTTGACCTTGTGAAATTCCAAAAAGAGTATATTGATTCATTAACTGTCTATGTCAAGGAAGCCGTTTTCAACACAGAGTTATTCAGCAAGAAAGAAGTATCAGAAACAGCCACCGGCAAGAATATTTCCTTGCAGAACGTATATGACAGCCTTTATCCGGTTGCTACGGCTTATTCAAAGGTATGGAACTTCTTAGTGACTACCGTTGCTGACATTGTGGAACTATCAGAAGGACTTATTGCTTTCTATCACTTCAGCAAGGATTTTAAACTGAAATCACTTACTGATTTGTACATGGATTTGAAAATGGTTGGTGATGCAAGAGCAAGTGAATTTGTTAAGTCCGCTATTGAAACAGATATTGCAAGCATTATCTATTCAGAAGATGAAAGAGGGTTGCTAAAGTATAATGTGAAACAAAGTTTCTTTCCTTTTAGCGGTAAAACACCGGAACAAATTACTTTGTTGATGGGAACTGCTAATGTAACAGAGTTTACCAAATGTTTCTACGCTAATTTCGGGAGTATCTTTGACACAATAGAAATGGAACAGGCAGAACTTGGACTTGACTTTTATGTTATGGCAAGGCCAAGACAACTAACGTTAATACAGGAGTGTGTTGATAAAATATTAGGTACGATAGAACTTGAGAACCCTGAACCACAAATGGAAAACATAAACGAAACCGATGATACGAATGGACTTTGATATTCCGATTAGCACGTTGACATTGTTAGAACTTTATTGGTATGACAAGGTTTGGGAAGAAGGTATGCCACATTTTAGCGATTTAAGTGTTGAAAGGAAATATCTGATTATAGATTCAGACTGTTTTGCATTGTTTGTCAATTCAGCAAGAGCCAAAGATTTACAAATAGAAATGTTAGCTAAATTAAACTAATGGCAACAACCGATCCTGCTGAATTTATAGAAGATACCGTTGCTGAACTTGAACAGCAAGTAGCAGATATGGAAGATGACATGAATGACCTTGTTATCGCATATCTTTCTACATTTGCTGTTGACAACAAGGAACTTATCAATTTTAGCAGCAATTACGAACATGCGAACCTTTCTGATTCTGTTTTTGACGAAGCCTACAAGACATTTGTAGGTGCTTTCCTGGTTTACTTAGGCAAAAAGATTGTAGAAGGAACACTTATTACCGTTGCTGACTTCAGCAGTAAAGGTATTAATCCTGTTGGCACAGAGAAAAAACTTGTTGAAAAGATGATAGGATTTGTTGACGGGAAAGTTGTAAAAGGTGGATATTTAGCAAATCTTGGTAAAATGTCAGTGTTAAGACAGCGTTTTCACAGTTATATTATTCAATCCATTGTTTCAACACAGAAATTAAACAAGTTTTTAAAGGATGCAAAGCCATTGTTTAAAAGCACAGGAGATAAGAAATCAGCGTTTGCAAGTTACTATCAAAAATACGCTTTTGACAGTGTTTTACAGGCTACAAACAGTATTGCATTGTATATTGCGGATAAACGTGGGTTAAACAGGTTCTTATTCAAAGGTGGACTTGTGAAAGACAGCCGTCCATTCTGCCGTGAACACGCAAACAACATTTATACACGAAAAGATGCTGCGTACTTCGATACAATCACTTGGAAAGGGAAAATTCCTGATATGCCATTTTTGATTGCATCGGCTGGCTACAACTGCCAACATTCGATTTCGTGGCTACCAAACGAGTAAAATAATCAACACTATTTAGAATGAAAATAAATTACCATTGATTGTAATCAAATTCAATCAAATGTATTATCTTTGTATCAAATCTAAAACAAAAAAACATATGGAAACGAAATTCACAAACGGAGAATGGCGGTTTGATAATCGCAATAAGGTAGTTTTCAGATATTCAGACAACGAAATTAAAGAATGTGAATTGTGGCCATTCCAATATGAAAACACTTCTGAACTATCTGCCAATGGAAAACTAATAGCTTCCGCACCTGATTTATTGGCAGCATTAGAAGTATGTTATGCAAGCCTTTGCACTTACGGTAATCATCCTATAATTGAAAAACAAGTTGAAGCAGCAATCAAAAAAGCAACTGAATAATAACCTTATAAAACAAAACACTATGGGAAAGTTCAAGATCAGAATTGCAAGCAATAGAATCCAATGGTATTGGGTGTATATCGCAGGAAACGGTGAAGTCCTGTGTACATCGGAATTATACAACAGCAAACAAGCTGCACTAAAAGGAATAAGGTCAGCAAAATTGTGCATATTTGCACCTGTTTACGATATGAGTGTATGAAAGCTAATAATCAAAATACACTAGAAAGCCATATGATTGCCAATGGTAAAGCTGGAGATAGCTTTTATAGTGATAAAGCAGATAGACATTTAACTGCTATTGCTACATATTACAAAAGGAAGATAACAACTGAACGGTTTATTGCTGTAACGTCACAATCAGATAATCCAATAGCACATAAAATAACTAAAGTAACATTGTTATGAAAAAAGTAACATACAATTGTAAACAGAATGATGCTGTAATAAAACTAATTGGAGAATATGGTTCAATTAGTGAAATTTGGGTTAAAATTAAAGGTGAAACAGGATATACTGTTATTGGTTTTGATGATTTACAAAAAGCTATCGCAAAGGCAAATAAAGGTTTTAACCATGATGGGAGCAAAAAATGTTCTTCATGTGGCAGACTATTTATTCATACGGAAGCAGAAAATAAAATGTTTTGTTGTGTGGCTTGCGATATGGGGTACTAAAAAGATATAACATGAAATTTTCAATAATAATGCCTTCGCAGTTAATCCCGTACAAGAATTGTGCAAGCAATCTTGAAGCGAAGTTAATTCGTGCTGTGGAATCCGTGTTAAAACAGAAATTCACAGATTGGGAATTAATCATTGTTGCAGATGGTTGCGCAAGGACAAAGGAAGTTATCATGCCTTACTTTGT